GGCGAGATCGGGCCGGATGACAGCGCGACGGTGACCGCGGGGGCGACGGTGCCGGCCGGACATGCCGGGACGTACTTGATCCAGTCCGTGGGGCGCGATCCGGCGGGGATCGGGTGGGAATTGAGGGGGCGGTTGATCTAGGGAGACTGCGCCAGTTCGGTTGTAATACTCGCGCTTTCCAAGGCTGCTGCTCGTGATATGTTCCCGACGACAAGGGGACATCATGATTCGCGCTACTCTCTTCGCCGGAGCGATCGCGCTCGCTATTCCGGCCGTCGCCGATGCACGCGACGAACAGAACACGCTCACGCACGGCATGGTGCAGATGAACGTGAAGGTGGGAACCACGACGCAGGCCGAGATCATCGAAGCGTTCGGTGGACCCAACATCACCACCGTTGACGGAAGCGGCTCGGAAATGTGGGTCTACGATCGTCACGCGACGGTGAGCTACGACAAGTCGTCGGGCTTCTCGGTCGGCCTGCTCGGCGGCGGCGGAGGTGGCGGCGGCCTCGGTGTCGGCGGGCTGGGCTTCGGATCCAAGAAGTCGAAGTCGTCGCAGTCGTCGCGCGCCATGACGCTCATCATCAAGTTCGACGCCAACAAGGTCGTCAGCGATTTTCGGAGCCGTAGCAGCTCGTTCTAAGGGGGAAGACGATGAAGGGGATGATTTTCGCGGGGGCAGCGCTCGCGCTGTGTGTCGGCGCGCCGGTGTGCGCCAAGGACAAGAAGACTTGGTCTTCGCTCGAGCTTCAGCAGCTTCAAAGTCGCGAGATCGAGGCGAGCAAGGAGCAGGTATTCGGCGCCGTCATGTCGGTGCTGCAGGACTCGGGCTACCGCATCCAGGCGGCCGACAAGGACACCGGCCTGATCACCGGCGTCGCGTCCACCAAGAGCAAGATGACGTGGAAGCCTTTCGTTGGCTTCGGCAAGTCCAAGAAGTCGCCGATCGTGTCCGCGTTCATCGAGCAGCGCAGCCCGACGATGACGCGCGTCCGCCTGAGCTTCGTCATGGGGAAGATGAGCTCGACCATGTACGGGTCGTCGCCGCAGGACGAGGAGCCGATCTACGACCAGACCGTCTACCAGACCGCGTTCGAGCAGATCAATCAGACCGTCTTCATCCGCGCCAACATGGACGCCCCGGCCGCGACGGCGGCGGCCCCTGGCGCCCCTGTGGCTCCGAAGCCTGCGGCACTCACCACGACGAGCAAGTGACCTGATGCCGGGCGGGGTTCGCCTCGCCCGGAGTGACGGCGGTAGCGGATAGCCGCTCGCGACCCTTATGCCGTGCCCATGCCCAAGATCACCGGCAGCAAGGCGCACGCGGCGCGGCTGAAGTTCATGGTGTCGTCGGAAGCCAAGCAGGCCGTCGGCGCGGCACTCTTTGCCGGCGGGCAGCGGGTTGAGGTCTTCGCAGCGCGGTCGATCACGGAAGGCAGCGTCTCGGGCAAGGGGCACGTCCCTTCTGCCCCTGGCACCCCTCCCAACAACGACACCGGCGTTCTCGCGCGCAACATCGAGACCGCCCAGGTCGACGTCACCCGCGTCGAGGTGTCGAGCAACGCCCCCTACGCTGCGGCGCAGGAGTTCGGGAACAGCAAGCTCCCCGCGCGCCCCTACATGGCGCCAGCCGCGGCGGCCGAGCGCGACAACGTGACCAAGCTGGTTCGCGACGCCGTGTCTCGCATCGCCAAGGGAGGGCGCATCCGCTGATGGCCAACGACAGCACCCAGGCAGTCCGCCGAGCGGCGATGACCCGGCTGCGCGCAGTGGCGGACGTGACGGCGATCGTCGGCGACCAGGTGTTCGGTCAGGTGGCGGCTGGCCCGACTTGGCCGTTCATCAAGACGGGCGCGCCTTCTCTCGTGCCGCGGCGCGCGTCCTGCCTCGACGGGGCGGAGGTGACGCTGGCGATCCATGGCTTCGCGCGCGAGCGGAAGGCCGGCAAGAAGGCGATCGAGACGGCGGAGGACCACGCCAGCAGGCTGGGCGCCGCAATCGCCAAGGGGCTCGACGGGTACTCGGCCGAGATCCCCGGCGGGTACGCGCGCTTCCAGTGGACCGGATCGCAGTTGCTCGTCGACGGCGGCGAGGCGGACGCCTTCCATACGGTGCAGAATTTCCGTATCAGGTGCGTCACCAACAACGGGTGACCGGTGCACGAGCAGACCCCTCTCTTCTATGCCGAGTCGGTCTTGCGGCTTCTGGTCCGCGGCGGTCTGGTGGCCGAGGAAGACGTGTTGGCACTGGCCGACGAGCATGAAACGCTCGCCGACCGCAATCCTCATCAAGCCGAGGTGCGGCGCGATACGGCGCATCAACTGCGATGCGCGCTAATCGACCTAGAGCCGCCACCAACCGTTGATCCCGCGAGCGAGATGCGGGCGGCGTTGCTCCGCAAGCAGATCGTCGAGCGAACGCGCATGCTGTTGGAGGGTGAGTGATGCGGTGGATCGTTGTTGCGTTTCTGGCATTGGCGGGGTGTTCGTCAGAAGCGGCCAACCTGGAGCGGCAATACGACATCGTGTCGAACGGATCCGATAACCGGGCAACTTGCGAAGCGGCTCGGAAGGTCGCCAATGCGTACCTCAGCGCCGGAGAGGCGGCGAAGTACAACACGGCCAAGCTTCGAGCGGATATCGATTGCTCCACGGCCGAATACGAGCCGTTCAAAACTACGGGGCCGGATGGCGCGCCGATAGAGCCGGACAACATGGAGGCGCTGCCCGACAACACCACCGGCTGACGGCGGTAATCCGGGTGCCTTCCTCCGCATAGCACCGTGCCGAACATGGCCGGAGCGCGCGAATGTCAGTCCCTACGGTAGTCGACGCCGCGATCATCTACCGGGTGACGGGTAGCAACCCGGTGACGCGTACCGTCATCTGCGGCATCGAGAACGTCACGATCAACGAAACGGTCAACACGCGCGATCGCACGCTGCGGGACTGCGCCAAGCCCGGGGCGGTGCCCGGCCGATCGGTGATCGTGAACAATCATCAAGTCGACGTGACCGGCTCCGGCGTTTCCAATGCCGACGATATCGCGGCGCGTCGCGCACTGCTCGGCATCCACGCCAACTACTCGATCGACCTCATCCGCCGCGACGGCACCGATGCCGGTGATCTTCTCGGCACCTACGCGGGTCAGGGCGTTATGACCGCGTCCAACCTCAACCTGTCGTCCGAGAACGATGGCGGCGCCGAGATTACGATCGCCGGCGAAGGCACCTGGACCTACACGCCGGATAGCACGCCTGGCGCCAGCGCGTGACCGTCCAGACCTCGCTTGAACTCGAGTTTGCGGGCGGCGACTATTCCTTCGATCTTCGGCTACCTCAAATGCAGGAGCTGGAGGAGAAGTGCGGGCGAGGCATCTTCGCGGTCTACGCCGACATTCTCCAAGGCCGCTACGTCTACGAGGGTGTTACGATCGGCGCGACGAACGAAGCGGTCGCGCGCATCGCTGACATCCGCCAGGTCATCCGGCTCGGGTTAATTGGCGGCGGTAGCGGCTTCGTCGATGGGGAGCGCGTCGTCGTCGACGCCAACATGGCGCGGCGGCTGGTCGAGCGTCACGTTGACGGCGCCCCCCTTCGCGATAGCTGGGCGGTCGCCGCGGCTGTTCTTGGCGCCCGCATCGAGGGGTACACCCCGCCGGGGGAAGCCGGCGCCGGGGAAAGCCCGGCTCCCTCGACGAGCGAACCGACTGGGGACTCGTCATCGCCAACTGCGCCGTCTTCGGAGCCGATTGGCGAGGTCTGACTTGGTGGGAATACGAGGCGCTCGTGACCCACTGGGAGCGCGGCGCATCTGGCGAACAACCGCGCCCGCCGGCTGATCCCGACCGGCTCCGGCGAATGATGGAGGCTCGCTGTGGCGGCAACTGCTGATAGCGTCGTCGTCGAGCTGATCGCCAAGACGGACGGCTACAACAGCGCCATCCGTGGGGCAGGCAACGCTACCGACGCGGCGATGTCTCAAGTCGAGCGATCGGCGGCGAAGGCGGAAGGTTCGGTTGTTCGGCTTGCCGACCGCACCACCCGGAGCGCCGGCGCGATCGCGAACGCCAATCGCAACCTCGGGCGCCAAATCAGCGACATAGGAACTCAGCTCGCCGGAGGCCAGTCGCCGTTCCTGATCCTCGCGCAACAGGCACCACAGGTAGCCGACGCATTGGCGGACACCGGCGGCAAGGCCGCAAAGGTCGCCACTTACTTCGCCGGTCCCTGGGGCGCCGCGCTCTTGGCGGCGGGGTCGGCACTCGGCGTTCTGCTCGGCGAGGCGCTGAAGACCGGTGACGGTGTCGACGATCTCGTCGCGAAGCTTGAAGAGCAGGCCAAACGGGCGGCACTGTCGGCGGAAGCGGACCGGGTCTTCTCGGGCACGCAAGCCGGGCTGGCGGCGCGAGTGCGCGAAACCACCAACGCGCTGGCCGCTCAGAACGCCACCCTTCGAACCAACGCGCAGCTGCGGAACGTTCAGGCGCAGTCGGAGAACATCGCCGCTCAGGCTCGGGTCGCTCAGGCGAACGCCGCGGTAAATGCGGCCCGCCAAAACGTACAGCGCACCCTCGGCCAGGGCGGTACTCGCGGCGAGGTCGGCACGGAACGCGCGATCGCTCAGGCTCGCCAGGCGAACGCCGCGCTTGAAGCGGCACAAGCGACCGCACGCGAAGCCAATGCCAACCTCAACGTCAGCCGCGTGTTCCTGGCGCGTGAGAATGCGCTGGCGAACAGCACGACGCAGGGGCGTATCACCAAGCAATACGACGACCAGATCAACGCGCTACAACGCCGAGCTGTCGCCGAAGCCCGGGCGGGCCGCCAGATCGGCGCGGCGACGCAGCAACGGATCGAGCAACTCGAGCGCGAGAAGAGCGCGGCCTTGGATACGGCTGCTGCCCGCGAACGGGTGACTGGCGCCACGGGCGGC